AGACCACCGCGTGCTCGGGTTTGGGCCAATAGAACAAGAAAAGGGGAAGAGAAGGTGCTTAGCCTCCCCCTCCCCTTGTCTTCTGTCAGCCACTATTCCTTGTGGCTATGTGGCTCTCTTCCCTAATTACTCGCGACCGATGTAGTCGTAGACATTGCGGCCAGAGAACTCACCAGCGGTTTCACCCGGAGCAGTGTACTCAATGGTCACGATGAACTCGCGGGCAGTGGTCACAGCAGTGGTGGGTGGGGCCGTGACCGTCAAGGACAGATCGAACAAACCATCCAGTTCCGCCAGCTTAGCACCAGTCGGCACAACGTTGGTGATGGATCGGCCCGCAGTGCGAAGAAGTGTCAGAGTGGCGGCACCGAGCGTGAACGTCTCCGAACGATCCGCCACGATGGAAGTGCTCAGGTACGGGTTGGTCACTGCGTGAAACGCCTTCCGTGGATTACGGACTGCACGGGCAGCAGTGACACCAGCAGTGGCGGTGATGCCCGTGCTTGTGTCGAGTTGGTCGTTCTCGAACCGCACACGCAAGATTCGCGCCTTGGTTGGATCAACCCGCATGAAGCGGAAGATGTCGCCGTTGACCGCAGCAACACCGGCCGGGATGACAATCTTCGTGGTTTGTGAAGCAACTTCGCCAGCTTGAGAGCCAGCAACCGGCAAGCCGCCGTTCGCCATTAGCTCAGAAACGTAAATAGCCATTCAGTGTGTCCTCCTATTAGACAGATGCTGCGGTTTCGATACGGACACCCCAACGCTCATTGAGGCGGGTGGCGCAGTAGTAGTACATATACGACGCAAAGCCCTTCTGGCCCAGCGGATCAGCCTTGTCCGGGGAGCCGGGCGGAATGACCGTGATCTTGACATCATCGCGGCCTTCCAAGCAGGTGGTGCCCCAGTAGTTCTCAGCCATCACGATGATCGGATACACGTCCACGTTGGTGCCATCGCGGGTCTGGACACCAGTGGTGGTGGCCGAACCAGCGCCCCAGAAGGGCTCAAGGTGCGGAGTGACGCAGAAGCGGATACCCTCGCAAGCACCGATCTCGTACTTGTTCAGACGGGCACCCGGATCACCGTAACGCTGCGACTCGATAAACTTGTCGAGGTCACGGAGATTAGCGTCGAGGTCGCGGTGGCAAACGCCCACATACGAATCCTGGACCGGCTCGGACGCCTGGTTCTGAGAACCGCCGACCATCGCAGTCAGGAAGTTGCCGTGGTTGTTGGACAGGAGCTTGGTAGCCCGGCGCACATGAGCCAAGGTCGGCACATCTTGGACCGTACCACGAGTAGTGGCCGCACCCGTGAAGATGACCTGCGTACCACCACGGATGGTTTCATACGCGATCAACTCTTTCTGGGTCTTGATCTTCTGACCAAGAGCCGTACCAAGGTCTTTCAAGCCAACATCCGAGTGCAGATCGTACATCTTATCCGTGATCGGAATCACCGCACCATACTGGTCAATCTTGTCAGACACAGTTTCCAGTTGGAAGCTGTCCGGGGCAGGAGTAACACCCTCAACCAGCGTATTGGTGTCAACATCGAGAGGAACAAAACGCTTCCATACAATGTTCTCACCCTTGTTCTTGGGCAGTGAGGTCTTCTGTGCAAACTTGTCCAGCATGACCCACGGCTGAGCGTTGGCGAGAGCCTTCGGCACAGCGAAGAGGTCAACACGCTGCTGAATGCTTGCGCTATTGAGAGTCAGGTAACCCTGATTGAATGCCATTGTCTTCTATCCTCCTTGATAGATTGGTGTCAAAGGTAAACGGCCTTTTTGTTGTTAGCCGCCAACCCTCTTACGTTCGTTCTCGATAGCATCGTCTACGAGCTTAAAGTAAGCCTCAGAGCCATACTCCGGGGGGTTCTTCATGCGATCTTCAAGACTTTGCCTGTATGCAGGCGGTGGGGAACTCTTCACCGGAGCAGCAGCGGAAGTCGTCAGCTTAGCTAGACGAGACTGCTGGACTTGGGTAGCACGAGGATCTCCGACCATCTGCTGGTGGTTCTGTTGCGGCTGCTCAGTTTGCTGATGGAACCCGTGGGCTGCATTGTACCTTTCTGCCCACTGACCATACATCGGCATCAAGTAGGAGTAGGTGTCAGCACTGGCATCATTAGCAAGCTCGGCTAGCTTTGGTGGAAGCTCCGAGATAAAATGTTGCCACGGGCTCCAACCTGTCTTCGGATCTTGGTAGTCGAGGATGGAAATAGAGCCAGGGTGCATTTGTTCGAGACGGTTGCGCTCGTTTTGAACGGCCACTTCAAACTCTTGCTTGGCAAACCTCTCCTTGAGATCCTCAAATGAGGACGTATCCACCTTGGGAACAGAGGCAATAGCTGCCTGCTGGCTCTCAATGAGGGCGTCTCGGCTGAGTTCAAGAATATCTGCCAGCTCTTTGTCCGTCTCCCTTAGTTTGGAGATCCTCTCACCTAGAACTTGAATCTTCTGCGCGCTCGCGGTCTGCGTGCCAGTCTGTGCATTAGCGGTCGGGGACGACGGCTGGTGACTGGTCGCTCCTTCGCGGAGCTTTCGTTCAAGGCTTTCACGGGTCTTGCGTTCGTCTTCATATTTGCGCTGAAACGCAGCCTGACGGCCTTGCTCTGATCGGTATCGCTGTTCGTGATACTCACGCGCACTGCGCTCTTCTTGCAGCCGCTGTTCGACAATCTTCCGAACAGATGGTTCGAGGGACTCAAGCCAAGACGTCTCTTTCTCGGATGAGGTCGTGCCATCCTTGGCATCCTCGGCTGGCTGTTGGAGTTGTGTCTCCGCCGCTTCGCTTTGAGCGAGAGGCTCCACCTCCAACCCCGTTTTGGCGGTAGATTCAGCCGCCACCCCAGGTTCATCAGAATCCTCGGGCTTGGTGTTGCCCAAGAAAATGTTGATTTGACGCTCAGTTTTGGATATTTCGCTCAGATTCACAGATTCTAATGCGGCAATGTATGCAGCTTGCAGCCTACCTTGGTCATCGGAAGGCGAATCTCCCTCTGAAGTGGGCTGATTATACCGCTCTTGAATGGGATTGTCAAGATTGTTTTCTTTGCTAGTGCTCACAGGGTGTGTTCCTCATTTGGTGAAGCGGCCTCAATGGCGGCTTTAATGATTGCTTCGGAGTCACTTAATGGCCTGCTCCAGTCTCTTCCGCAGCAGGTCGATTTCCTTATAACGTCCCCGAAGCTGGTCCGTCGAAGGCTGGTCTTTATCGATGAAGATTGCATTCTGCACTTCTTGACGGTGCGTCTCTAACAGGCTCATCACCCATTGGAAGGCACCGCTCGTGGGGTCAACGAAAAACCCATCAATAGTCTTAGCCACGTTCATTTACCTCGGCCATGTTATGTAACAGGTCCATGTTAGATCCCCGATCCAGTTTGCCTTTTGAGCTGCATCTCCCTCTCTTGCATTAGGCGATCCTGAGCACGATCATTCAGCTTCATCCCCTCAAGGAACTTCTGGGTCTCGTCTTGCATGTTCTGACGTTCAAGGGTTGCCATGATCTTTGAACGACCCTCTTCGTCGCGCTGGGCAAGACGTAGCATCTCGATCTCACGCTCGATCTGTGCCTGTATGATACGAGCTTGCGCGTCTTCACGACGGGCTTGATTCTGCTCTTGGCGAGTCTGCCATTCCATCTCGAACTGCTGAGCACGAATACTCTCTTCCATCTCCAGCTTCCGGTTCTCAAGGTCAAGCCGTTTGTTTTCCATCTCAAGACGGCCCTTCTCGATCTCCAGCTTTATCATATTCGGATCGGGTGGCTGGGGCTGCTGTGCACGCTCTTCTCGTATACGCTCCACTTCCTCCGTAGTGCGAACAATACCCGTATCAGGCAACCGCATCATAGCCAACCTTGAACGGGTCAGACTACTTGAGTCGATGTGATCTTGCAGCTCCGGGTTCTGTGCGGCTTCAACAGAGAGCTTCTCCAAGTTGGAGACTTGCATCTGTTTGTTACGGAGTTCGGTAGAGCTGCGGACATCCACCTCAAAATCGAAGTTAGCAAACTCCGGTCGGAGGTTGTATTGGATATTCCAGTGGTACATGCGGTCAATCAGCTTTTGGGTGATGTTGTCATCCCAGCTCTCGGCCTTCATGTCAGTGACAACCGTGGCAGCCTGCTGAAGAATAGCCATGCCCGTGGCTGAGTCACCGCCCACTTGGGCGCCGCCCATGCCGCCCGAGATCAGGCTGATGCCAGACTCCTCTTGTGCCCATTGTTGGGCAAGTTGCAGGATAGGCATCAACGAACTGGTGACGTTGGTGGGGATGTATTCTTTGAATGCCTGGGAGACATCCATCAAGGTCGAATCAGTGACATTCCAGATCTTGTGCGGAGTGAGTTCCCAAATACCATCCGCAGGTTGGATGTAATCCTTGTTCAAGACGATCATCGGGCCTGATGAGATACTTGCATTATCAAGAATCATATGCAACGTGGAGGTGTGGATTCTCTGAGCGTCTTCCATCTCCAAGGGAAGGGAGAATCCGTATGGGCTGTTCGGATCTTTCTCCCACACAGACGCCATGTAAGGCAGCTCGTAGGCCCCTTCAATGGCCTCCAGAGTGGCACGAATAACCCGACCGTTGCACACCCACACCTCACCCATGAATGAGTTATCTAGGCTGTCATAGGTGGGTTCCAGGCCAAGAGCTGATGCTTGGTCAACCGAGATTGGGCCGTGGTACTCTATTACGACGTACTTGTTGCGAAGATAGTTCTCACCCGAGTCGGTCTGAGCACGGACATCCGAGAAGTATTCCGCGTTGTACTCTTCCGGCCCCATTACCAGCAGATCCCGGACCGCATCGTCCATGAACCCATCAGATGCAGCCAGCTTAGCGAACTGAAGTTTGTTCATGGGGTGGATCTCGATCCCCCACTCTGCATCTCCGGTATCGTTTACCGATGTGTCCGCATAGAACATCCAAGGATCCACACGATAGACCTCGGGACTTGCAACACTCTCATACCTCGGAATAGCAACAAGAGCCCCCTCGGGCGTTTGCGTGGAATCATACACACGCTTCGGCTTCAAGGAGGGCACTGGCCCCTTGAGGATGCCTGTACCAAGCCGGACCATATCTGCGATAGCCTGCCTCGCCTTCGGTCCGTACTTCGTCTTAGAAAGCTGGTCATAGATCTCAGACTCAATGGCCTTGGCTGCCTCAGATGCAAGGCGTGCATCTACGTCAGGACGCGGGCTCGGTTTGATGTCCCAGTTCTTATCACCTCCTGAGAACTGTTGGGACCACAATTGAGCTTCAGCAATCTTGCACTTCTCGGAAATAAGGTTGTGATCTGGACGAGTGCGCTTGGTCCCGGAGTTCTGGGTGTCTAGAGTGCTGCCTCGGTACGAACTTTTGTTTCCGAGGAGGAGGCGCATTGATCGGCGCCACTCCTCTTCCTTAGTATGGCGATCCGAAGAAGCCTTCCGCCACTTCTCTTCAACACCGCCCGCCAAGCCATCTAGTAGTTGGCGGCGCTTGGTATCAAGAGCTTCAGCTTCCTCTTCAATCCGCATCATGTCTTCGGCACTGAGTTCGACTTCGGCAACGACCAAGGCACCGTCAACCGGAAGGTCGTCAGATGTCATACCGTTTACCTTGAGCGTTTGCAAACTGGCCTCCTTTACTATTGATGGGGGGTTGCTTAGCGAACTTGAGGGCCATCACAGCGTACCTGCAAGCATCTATCGCATGGTCATTCTCTTTGATAACTCGTCCTTTCTGGTCACGCCGATAGACAACGTACTCCTTTGCAAGCTCAGACAAGCTGCGGAAGAACTTCAGTCTCCCTGTGGCTAGCATCTCTTGCATGGTGTAGACGCCAGACTCTACTGCGTTGTCGGCTGCGAACAGCTTGACACCCAGTTCACGGTACATATTGAAGAGCTGCTTGCCATCCACCTGTGATCTTCCTCGGGAAGCTGGGTCGATGGCAACTGGTATCCACGCACCCCGTCTATTCACGGCAGAGGCGTGCACAAGGGGCTCCGCTTGCCCCCGCTTATATTCCGAGTATGCAAACACCTCTTTGGTGTCTGGGTTCTCAGTTAGCCAGATACACGCTGTGTTGTTCCAGCCCACATCCATCCCGGCAACCTTCTTCCAGTGGACCGGAATCTCGAAGTCCTTTACTAAGACCTCCTCCAGTGGGATGGTAAAGATCGTGCCTGATCCCATAGAGGGGAGGCCCTTAGAACGGGACTCTTTCAGGTGGGGTGGTGTGGCATCCAACATACGCTGCTTGGCGTCTTCCTCCAACCAAGGTGCGTCATCCCAACCAGCGATAACCACGGCCTTGGAAACATCCTTGTCTTTTTTGATGGAGTCGATCTCGCCCCTCCGCAACTGCTCCTTTGCGTGCTCGTCAGCGTCCTCGCGAGAGAGCTTCACGATACCGGGGATCTCCGACCCACGGGGCAAAAAGTCTGCATTGTTGTAGAAAGAGAGCACGAGCGGAGTTAAGCCCGCCAACGGAGTGGCCGTCACGTACATGATCCCTTTCGTGGTCATGGTGCGTAGATAGCACTCAGAGAAAATATCGGCCGGAGGGAGTTCATCCATCCACACAACGTCTTTCTCAGTGCCGCAGAAAGAAACAATACCCTGCTCGGAGGACTTGAATCCAATCCTTGAAGTGCCTCCGTGTATTGACTTGACAAGCACATAGTCAACCGCACCACCTGAATTGGAGCGAAAGACCACCCTCTCAATACGATCAGCGGGGATCATACCTGTGCCGAGCTTGCCAACATCCCCAACCAGAATCTTCTGGATGATGTCGCGGCAAGTCTCTTTGTTATCACCCACCACCCAGATGTCCACTGGCTTGTCAAACCGTTTGCCGGGCCACCAAGGGGCGTATTCACCCAAGGCGTGACAGGCGGTCTGGTAGGCACCTGCGTAGGATTTACCTACACGGTTGGCGGCTGAAAAATAAGTCTCTTGATACTGAGACGATGCGGAGAAGAAAGCATAGTGCTTCGGAAGATTCTCAATCCCATATGGTGTGCCGGGAGTGAACCACTTCACCCAACCACTCAGCTTCTCCGCTTCTTTCCGAGCCTCAAGTGTTTCGAGTAGTTCCAACAACCCCGACATACCCTCATCAATACCCAAGTCAACAGGCTGATCCAGGTCTGGGGTGTCGCTCTTGAATACAAACCTCTCGTCGAACCCGGAACTACTCGTCATCACCAACCCTCTCAGCCGCGCGCTCTGGCGTTGTGTGTGCCAGAAGCTCAGGCATGTGTGACTGAATGCGCTTCACAAGCTCCTCTCGCGTCAGCTCTGCGGTGACCGAAAGCTGCCTCGTATTCTGGTCGATCTTATCTGCCCACCCGTAGAACTGACCCATACGGGCCTTGTACAGGTTGGTGTTGAAATCCTTGTCGTTCAGGGCAAGACGGCCTTGGCGGACATTCCACGCCTCTGCGATGCAATTACCCCTCTCCACCAACTGTCGGAAGAATGTGTTGGTCTGGCACAGCTTGGTGAACTCGCTCTTGGTCATCTCAAGTCTCTCGGCGACCTCGATATTCTCCATCCCCTCCTTGTACAGCCCAATCACCTCGCCTGCTGTGAACTCTCTCACGTCTGTAGTACCCCTTTTGAACGAGACGGCCGGCAGGCCGGGAGGTTGTAGTCCCCGGCCTGCCGCTTCCTTGTGGACTCTCAGGCCCCAACTAAACGATCTTCACAAGCTCCCCAGAGAAGCGGATGGTCGGAGGAGGCGGTGGCGAGAACTGAGGAGGTGGATAAACCGCTGTCGAACCGAGCTGAGCAACAAAGCTGATCTTGTCAGGGGCTACCAGGTCCAAAGTGAGAGTTCCCACCGGAGGGCCTCGGTCAAAGTTGCGGATGTTGTCGAACATCCCCACGGCCTTTGGTTTGAAAAGGTCAAAGGAGAGGTTACCTTGGGTAGTCACACCCATGAACCACGCCTGATTGCCATTCTCGTCAAACGTGAAGAGCGTGGCACTCTGGCTGCCCCCGTCATAGTGGTTGACGAGCAGGCCGTAGCCCGATGCCTCTGGATTGAACCACACACCAGTGAGATCTAGGATGGCGTTCTTGTTTTTTCGTGGCATAGTTGAGTCCTCGTGGGTGCTTGTTGGTGTGGGTTGAGCGTCACAAAAGGATTCACCGGGAGCCCGTTGCTCAGACTCGACAAAGCCCGGAGATAGTCGAACCACCTCCTTCTTTTTTAGCTAGCCTTCTTAACCATATACCAAATACCGAGAAGGCTAACAGCGACAAAAAGCATACCGATATACTCGTTGTATCCAGCTAGAGGGGCAAGACCCTCCTTTACGACTTCAAGCTGGGATGTTTGGGCAAGGGCAACACCGCCTGTGGTGACGGCTGCCCCGACTTTTTGGGCAATGGCTGTCGAGGGTACGGGGTCGGGAACCACACTTGTGCTGGCCTTGGTAGGCTTGCTTTGCTCTTCAAGAAAGGCCCCCTTGTCGGCTGTGTACGTGGTGCCACTCAAGAACAGGTCAGCCTCGGACTTGCGACGGTTTACCAGTCCTTGGTACACCTTGCCGCCGGAGAGGTTCCATTTTGGAAACTCCGCGTAAGCGCCTGTGAAGTCCGACTGATTCAACTTCCGAAGCAAAGTTGACCGGGTAAATGCAGTCGTGCCGATATTGTAGCAAAGGGATACGATGGCGTCCCACTGCGGCTGGGAGAGGGGCACGGTGATGACCCTCTTACATGTGATCTCGTCCACTGCGACATGCGAGACTAGAAGCTCATCCGCACGTTCTTTGGAGATCGTGCCTCCTTCAAAAGCATACTTCCTGTCCGTGGTGCCATACCCGATTGTCCAGACACCTTTCACATCTTTGTAAGCCTTCGTGGAAAAACCCTCCCATCGGCGAATGATGTCAAGTCCGCCGGTAGAGATCCTGTTGCTGTGGTTGGGGTTGGTCATATTTACTCCGTGGCGCCTGTGAATACAGGCAGTTTTTCATCACACCTGCAATTAGTAGTCAGACTCGCAGTAAATCCGGTTAACACCAACCTGGGCGGATGTCGCCGCAGTAAGCGCGGCATTACTTCCCATAACCCCTGGCATTCCAAAGATCGTGTTCCGAGGCAGTGTCAGAGTTGCAACGCCAGTTGCCTCAGCTCCGGTCAGGAGATTAACAATCCGCCAAGTGATGTTTGCCCCATTGGGCGAACAGAACATATAGCAATCGAAGCCCGCGTTGTTGGCGATGGTGAAGCCCGCCGCCGCAGCGGTAGGCGCCTGCGCGCTCTTGGGGAGAAATCGCACATAGTCGTCGCACGCCTGCGCTAGCCATTCAGTCGAAGTTTTCAATTTTTACGCTCCAGCTAAACCGGCCCCATGCTTTTTGCGAATGCTGCGACCGAACCAAAGCCGGCGCCGTAGAAGATTCCAATGTCGCTTGCTGTGGTGCTGGCCTCCGTCGCGACGATCCCGGCGCCAAACGTGCGCGCTGAGGAAGTCGGAATGGTGGTTGTGATGGTCACATCGAGCACTGGCGTTGCGCTCAGCCCCGCATACACTCGGAAGCGCGCGGCCGTGCCGTCCGCGTTCACATCGACGTCGAAAGTGTAATAGACGCCGAGCGTCATGGTCAGCGTGGTCGCATCCGCGGTGCGCGCCGCATTGTTCGCCGTCTTCGCGGTACAGATGTCGTCGATTAACTCGAAGTAGGCGCCATCCGTGGGGTCTGCGGCTACAGAGGCATCATGAAATCCCAGGCGCACCGTGCGCCCAGTGAAGGCTGTCAACGGCATGTAGTGTCCGCGAAACTTCCGTGTCAGGCCGCCGCCAAAAATCTGTCCAACTGCGCTGGTTGTGATGTACCGGTAGCCGCCGCTCGCAGCGGCCCCGGAGCGCATAAAGACGCCATCCGGGTTGTAGCCAAGCTGTGAAGAGGCTGGCAGCGCGGTGTTGTTGGTGCCGGAAGAAACCGCGGCCCCATTGAAAATATCAGCAGCTGCAGTACTGCTGTTGCCGATCCTGCAGTAGGACCAGAAGTCAGCCGGCCCAAGCGCATCGCCCCCGCCAATGGGAACCCCACCAACTCGCAGCTCGGTCGCGTTGACCACGCCGCCAACGTCGAGCGTGTAAGCGGGGTTGTTGTTATTGACCCCAATCAGCCCGCCCGAGTTGATCCGCATTCGCTCGGTGTTCTCGTTGCCGAAGATCACCGGAATATCGGAAAGCGTGCCGAACATCATGGCGTTGATGGCGTCGCCACCGGACAGGATATGCCCGGTGTTGTTCATCGTCTGGCCTAGAAACGTCCCCATCGAAAAGCCAGGGTCAGGCGTGTACGACATTAAGATTGAGCTGAAATTCGTCGCGTAGCCAGGGCTCTGCGCGTCGAAGATCGAGCTTCCGAAGTTGTTTGTCGTGCGCAAGTCGATGTGCGCACCTTGGCTGCTGGCATGCGATCTGACGAAAAGCGTCGTCTCGCTCGGTACTGTTTCGCTGTTGATCGCGATCTGCTCTGAGAACAGGCGCAAGGGAGTCGTGCCGCTGCTCAGGTTCTGGAAGTCAAAGCGGCCACCATTCACCACGCCAGTGCGCAGGCGCCAGTCATTGACGAAAAAGCTAGTGCTGTTGAGTTCAAGGAACGGCGATGCGCCAGAAATCACGCCATCGAACGAGCCTGTAGGCACGTCGCCAGACCCGAACAGAGAAACGCCGCCCACCGTCTTCAGCGGAAGTTTAAACGTAAGAATCTCGAAGGTAGTTGTC